GCAACACGACAACCCATAACAGTCATCTCCGTAGGGAAGAAATCCATCATAAAGCGGAAGAAGTTATCCGCAAGTTTGTGCCATCCATCAACATCATCCTTGCCCATCTTCTCAAAAGTATCCTGCAGTTCGTAGCACATACCAATTGTTAGTGCATACTGTGCAGAGATCTCTTTTACTTTACACTCCTTAACTTTACCAGCAAGGATATCTGATGGAAGCGGAAGATCTTTAGCAAACTTGCGGTGATTCATAAACTTTACAGCAATGCCTTCACCCACAGTACCTGCAACTAAGTCTGTAAGTTCTGCATCACGGATGTCATCATCCTCACAGAACTGGCTTACAAAAGTCCACGAACGAGGAGTAGCAAAAGCATGCCCACTTGCACGAGGATCAAAATCAAACAAGTCTGCTTTAGCAAAGGAAATGTAACCAACTACATCCTCATGGATCTTGTTAGTCACAGCCCAATCTAACCAAGCATCAAAGTCTGCACGAATTTCCAAGTGTACAAAACGATTAGCAAGCGGAGTAGGCATTCTGTAAGTAACACCTTTGTCACTCTCACGGTTACCAGCCGCTACAATTTTAACGTTCTTAGGAAGTTCATACTGACCAACTTTTTTGTTAAGTATCAACTGATACAGCGCGGCTTGCACACTCTGTGCGCCACTGTTAAGTTCGTCAAACAGCATAACAATTGTGTCATACTTTGCTGCTTCTTCTTCTGTAGGAAAGTCCACAGGAGGTAACCAAACCATTCTATTGTTTGCTAGGTCTGGTGCAGGAAAGCCTCGTACATCAGTAGGATCTAGCAAACTAGCGCGAATGTCTATTAGTTTTGCATTGCCAAGTTCACCACTGTCAACAACGTATTGGCACATCTCTGACTTGCCAACACCTGGAGGTCCCCAAAGGAAAAGTGGGCGATCTTTTTTAAGCGCACGAATTAGTCTAGTAACTGCTTCTTTTACAGTAACGGTTCTTGCATCAACTGCGGACATTTTTGTCTCCTCAAAATTAACTTACTATTAAACATAACATCTTATACAGATATGTCAACCTTTTTCATACGACCACTGCGAACATTCTCTGCACCAAGATGCACATATAAGTTACGCAAGTCTATCATACTTTTACTATCAAGATGTTCCCAAACTAAGAGTTCACCATCTTCAATTTCAACTGCTAGATAATACATTATTTTGTTAACCAATCTGTTGGAATGTTAGCATCGCAGATACGCTCTATAGCATCTGCATCACATTTGACCCAAAAATTAGGATCGTCTTTAAGGAATACCCAGCGTTCGTCGTGCATTTTACGACCTTGTCCTAGGTTAAATGTTTCATTTTCACTGCGCATACGCACTGCATCATTGCCGTTGAACTTGCCTTTTGCGTTTACAGTCCAAGGATTACCATGCTGTTCTATGCGATTCTTACCGTGGCGAGATCTTCCCTCAAGCCAAACTACGTTGCCTTTTTCCATTATATGCGAACCTCTTCAACATTGAAACTAACAACAGCATCGTCTTTAAGGATGTCTTGGATCACACTATCCAACCCACGTTTAGTATGCCTTGTAGTTTCCCAGGCATCACCATTTTGCATCTTTGCTGTAATTACAAACTTAAACATATCTCACTCCTTAAAAACAACTTACTATTAAACATAGCACGTTTAGAGGATATGTCAACCTTTTTTCAGTCTATTTCTGGTTCAATACTATGAAACATTGTAAATTTAAAGTAATCTTTAGGCTGGCTAAAACGAATATCTACACCCAGCATACTCCATCGTATGCTCCAACGATTGCCTGGCTCTCCAAAGTGATCTTTCATCCATGCGAGAAACAAACGTTTTTCTTTGGGTGTATCGCTGTTTACTTCAGCAGTCACAATCCAACGCCAGTGAGAATCGTTTAATTCTCTAGTCCCCCAGTGTTTAAACTTTGTGTGCATTTATAAATTTCTGAAAATCACCATTGTACATTGTAAGTGCAAAATGTGTTTTTTTATCAAATAACATAATACTTCTATTACGTTTTTTTATATCTCTTATATAATAAGGTGTTTTGATAAATCTGTCAAGATCTAAAAGAAAGCGTCCACTAGGGTCAACATCCTCTATGCTTATCTCAAAATACTCCAGTTGCAATCTATCTACACAATGCAAGCATCCGCGTTGAGTTAACCTAAAGCCGCCATCGCGTCTTGCGTTTTGCCACCAGTTTTGGTATGCTATATTAAATGTTGGACGTAGGTGAAACTCTCGTGGATCGTTATCTATGAATGCTTGCGTGTATTGATCCTTAGTACGCATGTCATGGATAAATCTGCTTACCTTTGTCTAGTACAACAACTGTAAACTGATCTGTGTTAAATTGTTTATTAAGTTTTTTTGCTAAGTTGATAGCGTGTCCAGGATTGGAAAAGGAAACCTTTTTGTATTTAGGTCCTGGGTAGCTGATTAACATATTAAATGTTTTTAAGTTGATTGCTTTTTTGTCATAGTACACAGCCCAAATGCCTTCACTTGCTAACACTTGTTCTGCTTTGTATGTTTCTTTTTCAACTTTTTCTAAAAGCACGGTAGGCTTAGGTCTACTCATCTTCTGTCTCACTTATAATATGCTAATATTATTTATCCAGAAATATGCGCAGTTTACTAAAAAGTATCACCGTCTAGTTCAACTTGAACTACTGCATTTTGTGCTTTTTGTAGTTCGATAACTACATCCTGTAGTTCAGTAATGTATTCTAACAAACGAGTATAATCGTTTGCTATACCTCTTGCATCCTGTGCATTAACAGGCAAACTGTCTTTGCGTAGATTCATACAACTGTGTGCAAGACGATCTAAGTTAGGAAACTTTGGTCTAGCCATTTGCTCGTCTCAGTGTTTCTTGCATTTCCATTTTATTTTTAAATGGACCATCAAACTCATACCTACTCAGTGTAATAAGTTTAGGACAGTAACTTGGACTATGACTACCATCTTCCCAATGCACAACGTAATATCCTGCGCAGAAGAAACTTTGACTTGCTTCTGTTTTTGTGTACAATGGAAGTTTACGCTTTAGATCAAAGATTGCATTATATGGCTGTGTTTTGCAATCATATCCATGCACTTCGAATTCTTGTTTTTCTTTGTTTACAAGTTCTTTACCTTCAAAACTTACTTTTATCTTTTGCTTTAATTCTTCTAGTTGCTTAAAACTATGATTTTCTTTGCCAACAGTAAGTGTTACACCGTTTTCATTGCTGCGAATAGTGCCTACTTTTTGACCATTATCTTCTAAGATCCAAAACTTATCTTCCAGTACTGGTTTAGCTACGAATTCCATTTTGTTCCTCCACATAGTTTGCCTGCAACCATATTGCAAACTGTTGCGCATTATCTGCAATACGCTGCATATCCCACTTGCCACAGAACTTCATAAAGTGTGCGCCTACCATTGGCTTGTTCTTTGCTACGCTATGTTCACGAATAACATCATCTACATAGTCTCGTATCTCTGCAGGTTGTGCAGTCAAGTCTACCAGTGTAACATTGCGTTCATAATCATCTAGTACACGATGTTCTGCTCCATTGTGATCTGTCCAACGCTGTAGCATAAGATTATTCCAAGCAAAGCCTTTGCTATCTTTATCAGCATACGCTTCCATCAATCCAACTTTTTTACTACTGCCTTTTTCACGCACACCGGGATATGCACTGAACACNTTGTCTGTAGCATCGCCACGCATGCACTTTTTAAATAACTGATAGTCAGGTGCCGCNGGAATCTTTTGTTCGCCTGTTTTCTTGTCTAACACAGGCTTACCTTCATCAGTCACTACACCATCAACCTTAATAAGTTCATTTGTAATACCGTTATACTGATGCACAGTAGGACTTATTAGTTGTACAAAGTCTGTATCACTGCTCACAATAATGTGTGTGTCCTCAGGGTGTAGTGCAATAAAACGTGCAATAATATCATCTGCTTCTGCAATCTCACAGCGCATAGCACTGCAGTTTGTACGCTCGCCTACAAATTTAGTAAAGTCATCATATGCTTCAAAGAACAATGCGTCCTCTTCTTGCTCTGTAGGGCTCTGTGCCGCCCGCTTGTCGCTTCTATTCTTCTTGTATGGAGTATAGAAGTCTTTGCGCCAACTACGTCCTTCAAGAGCAAACAACACATGATCCGCATTAAACTTGCGATAGCATTTGTTGATAGCATTAAGAGTGATATGAATAGCCATGCCAATTTTAGTCTCAGCATCGCCTCGTACTACATGTCTAGCACGAAAGAAAGTGTTCATAGTATCTACTAGTAGATAGGTTGCCATTATCTATTAAATCCCTTAAATTGATGAGCTCTTTTAATAGTCTTTATTATACGATGTTTTGTGTGATTTGTCAAGCTCTGACCTGTAAAGTGATTAACTTGAGCACCTAAATACGGAACTAGGTATTTTGCCCATGCACGATGAGCATCAGCTCTGTAATGATTATCATCGTCATCAGTTTTAAATCCTTGCTTATCTGCCCAATCTGTGTATACATCGCTAATATAAGATACATCCCAGTCTTTGGTGTCATTGTCAAAATAATTCATTGAATTAAAAAAAAGATGTTTTATTTTTTGATCATTCAACTCGCAGTGAAAGTCCCAAATACGTTCATACCATAATTGTTCTTTACGTTTTAGTTCTTCCGGTGTTTGTTTTAGTACCCACTCTTTGTATTCTTCTTCCATACTTTCTGGAACAGAATCTATACCACTTGCTGTAATTTGTATGTAATCTTCCTCGTGTTTCCATTCTTCTCTGTCCCAACTTGTCCAGCCAATAACTACAAATAGTTTGCTTTTATCCTTTGTTTTAGAAATAACTTTTTGTGTGGTTCTTAGAATTCTCGCATTACTACTTGCGCTCTCTGCTTCGCAAAAAAATCCTTGATTCATTGCTTGCGAAAGGTGATAGCCATATGTTTGTAACATTGCTTCTGGATGTGCTCTGCGACCATATGCTAGATATCTACGATCGTCTTGTGCAAAACAAACACCAGAAATAATGCCAGCGCCTGCACTGTGACTATCGCCATTTACATAGATCACTTATATGCATTCCTATGTTCGTCAATATTTTCAACATTGTTTTGTGCTTGTTCTTTTTCAAAACTTTCTAAAACAATATTACGACATACATCCTGGAACCAATTGTCCACAATATCATTATCTGTTTTGCCTTGATAGCCTGCACGAACTAGTTTAGCAACAAACAAGTCATTCCAATCTAGTTCAAATGCACCCTGCTCTAAACTGCCTTCCATAAGTTCCATGCCAAGCACACTTACCCAAGGTTCGCCTGCTTCTGTAGCAAGGTCTTTCTCAGACTTTTTAGGCTTTGTTGTTTTTGCTTTTGCTGTTGCAGGTTTTGGATTACCCAGCACTGCTTTTTTAATTTTATCAAACATTACATTCCTGCTTTTCTAAGTTTATCGACATCTATTGGTGCTTTCATTGCACGTTGTAGTTGTTCCGATCTGCGATCTCTTTTTTTAGGTTCCCCATGCGTTTCCGAAGAGGCTGATGTGGAGCCTTGGCGTGAAGCGCCAACCTCGCTCCATACAGAGGTCTGCAATGTCTTGCACATTGAGATTATACTCTTCGGAACGCCCCCCAAGCGGCATAAGATATACCGGACACTGGATCCCGGCGCTACGATAAGCATCAACAGCACGACCAACTTCATCCACATCGTCTTGATCAGCGACAACAAACTTGAGATACTGGTCACTGCCACTAACACTAGCATAATCAATAGCAACGTCAGGCTTAATCGCAGTTTCCCAAGGTTCTCCGCTAACACTAAGTTTTGGGGAACAACTCCAAGTGACTTCAAATCTGTCCTGTGTGTCGAGATACTCTTTAAAGTCTTTGTGTA